CTGCCCTTGGCAGCACCAGCTGCACCCTGTGCGAAGGCGCCAAACTTCCCGCGCGTCGGGTCGACGCTCGCCGCGCCGATGAGGGCGTTGCGGATCATGGAGCCGACGTCCTTGGCGCCCATGCCGAAAACGGTCGGCTCAGGCTTTCCAGGAGGCGGAGCCATCGGAACCGGAGGACGCCCGGCTGCGCCGCCGTTGGCGAGCAGCACCTCTGAAAGAGCCCGGCCCACTGGGGCGCCAGAGGGCGCCGCCGTGTAGGGCTGCGACGCGGGCGGCATGGGACCATCGACGATCGGGCGCTCGGCAAGCGCCGGCGCCGGGCTGCCGGGCTTCATCTGCGGCACGGGCGCGGGGCCACGCTGGGCGGCAAGCGGCTCGGTCACGCCGTAGGTCTTGGCGTCCATCCCGTCCGGAGGCTGGCCCGGATCGCCACGCCCACCGCCGAACGTGCGCTGCAGCCAAGCGGCGAGATCGCTCTGCGGACCAGCCGGCGGGGGGCCGCTGTAGGTGACCGCGTCCATGCCATCCGGCGGCTGCGCCGGGCCTGTCGGCATGCCCTGCGCGTTCTGCCTGTTGTGCGGGGTCGGCATGGTGACGCCGTGCGTCGCGGTGCGTGCATCGGGCTGGCCGCCGCCGCCGAGGATGTCGGAGAGCATGGAGATGAGCGGCGACTGCGAGGCGCCAACTCCGGCCGCAGCAGCGGCTGGGCCGCTGGAAGTGCCCTGCAGGGTAGCGAGGAGAGAGGCGAGCGGGTCCATAGAGGTCACCTCAGATCATGGCGAGAAGGGAGGAAAGGCCGGCCGTGATGGCCGCAGAGCCACCGGCGCTACCGGCGTAGGCGCCTGCTATGCCACCGAGGGCACCGAGCCCAGAGTTGTCAGGCTGGGTCGATGTCGTCGTGCTGCCATGCGGCGCCATGCGCAGCGCGTCGGCGAGAGCCTGGAGCTTCGTGAAGGGATCGGTCTGCCCGCGCATGAACTCCTGGAACTTGGCGTCGAGCCCCGCTTGGTTGTTGCCCTGCTGGATCGAGCCCGACGATAGCAGCGCCTGCAGCGCCTGCAGCTTCGTCGACTGATCCTGTGCCGTGCGGTCAAGCATGGCGCCGGTGCCGGTGAGCTTCCGCGCCAGCGCCGTCTCGTTCGCTGCCGCGTTCGTCTTGTCGACATCCATCATTCTGCCGATGTCAGTCTGTCGGTTGGCCATGGCCCGATCGGCAGCGCTCATCATCATGTTTCCGGTGGTCTCGCCCACCGAACGCTGGGTGTTGAGGTTGAGCAATGCCTCATTCACGCCCTGTCGCGCGTCGCCGAAGGGGCCGGCTGACGTCGCGCCGGCACCAATCTGCTTCCGCTGCTGCGCCGTGGCATCCATGATCTTCTGGATGGCGGGGTTGATGGCGCCGGTCACGTACGGGTTCATGTAGTCCTGGAACGCGCCGAGGCGCCCGCCCTGATCGACGGAGCGCTCCGTTCCGATCTTCTGCGCCGCCGCGTCGGCGTACGTCTTGGCGCCGTTGATCGCGTCTCCGGTCACCTGCGGGGCGTTGGCGATGAGGTCGCGGATTTTCTGGAACGCCGACTGCTGGTCGGCGGTCATGTCGGCGACGCGCTGGTCGGTGTACTCCTTGAAGGGGGTATCGGCGAGTCCGGTCGCCTTCTTGACCAGTTCCTGGCTGGCGCTGTCGAGCCACGCCGGGTTCTCGGTCGTCTGCGTTTTTGTCGATTCCTTGCACATCGGCGCTTACCTCGTCAGGCGGAGGGTGTATCCGAGGGGCACGTAGCCCGCGATCTGGCTGTCGAGCGTCGCTTTGGTCTTCTTCGGCCGACGGTCGGGGTTCGTGATCGTGATCATGGCGATGAGGCCGCGCTTCTCGGCCGCGGCGCGCGCGGCGCGCAGGAGCGCCGTCCCGACGCCTTTCTTGCGCCAGGCGGGGCGGACGTAGAACCAGGCGTCCTGCAGGTACGGCGTCTTCGAGTACCAGAACGGCAGTTCGGTGAGTGCCAGCGTGCCGATCGGCGTGCCGTCAGGGGCTCGAGCAAGCCACGTCATGCCCTCGCACATGACGCCGAACACGGCCTTGGCGGCTTTGTCTGGATCGAGCGGCGCATAGCCGCCGGCCGAGTGAAGCTCGAGCGTGAGCGTCCACGTGTCGATGTAGGCTTCCTCGGTCGGCTCTTTCGGCGTCTGCGCGATGGTGAAACGTCGGCTGCTCATCGGGCCCCCTTCGAACCGCGCTGCTTCAGATCGCTGATCAGAGTGCCGAGCACGGCCGCGACATCGCCGACGCTGGCGGTAGCCGCATTGATCGTGCGGGTAGCCGTGGCGTTCGTGACAGTGAATTCGTCGGCCACCTTGTTCGGATCGGCCACGCGGCTGGCGCGCGCGATGTCCTGAATGGCGCGGATGCACCAGTCGACTTTCATCTCGACCGCGGCGCCCATGGGCGGCGGATCGGGGAGAGATACCGGCCTCATCGACGCGCTCCGCTCGGTTGCACTTCAAGCGACACGATGCCCAGGCGGAAATCGCCGCCCAATTCGTTGCTGCGGATCGTCATGCCGAAGTGGCGGCCTTCGATCCTGGGGTCGAGAATGACGTCGGTGGGCCCAGCCGTGAGCGTGGCGCTGTCCTGGTTCGTGGCGCTGTTGGGACGGTCCTTCGTGAAGATCTCGTAGGTGAGATTGCCCGTCTGGCGCTCGACGTCGGGGATCAGGCCCATGATGTCGGCCATCTGCTCGCCGCGGAGCAGCGTGTAGAGGCCGTACGTGATGTAGGCGTCGATCGGGTCGCCGTCAGCATCGAGGCCGACGTCGTGCAGGTAGACATTGCCGCTGTGGTCGACCATGAGCGGCCGATGATCGGACGACTTGAAAAGCGTGCCTGTCGTGCGGTCGAGCGTGCCCCAGGTCCAGGTCCACTCCTTGATGTTCACGTCGAAGTAGCGGTCGGGCTCGCTTGATCCTTGCGAGCAGTAGTGCCAGCGCACCTGCGCGTTACGCTGATCGTAGAGGGCGAACGTCTTGGTGATCTGGTCGCGGTCGATGTCCTTGAACACCGTCTCCAGGATGTCGAGGCTGTTCGGCACCTCCGAGACACCTCCTGCGTACATGTGCAGGTTCGACGCGCTCATCCAGAACGCCATGCTCTGTGACACGATGGCGAACGCCAGCGGTGCCGCCAGCCCGCAGTTCTTGCCGGCGAGGCGCGAGTCGTAGACGTAGTCCGAGCCGTCGTACTGGAAAACGTAGAGGCTCGTGTCGGACCAGACGAGGCTGATGCCGTCGCCAAGTCCCGCCCCGGCAATGAGCTTGGTGCCGTACTGCAGCTTGCGCTCGTTGGCGGTGTTTTCAGGGACCGGCGTCCAGTCGGTCGGGTCGTCGCGATCGGGCCACTGCACGGTCATGGGCGTCGTCGTGCCGAGCGCCATGATGAAGCGCTCTGGGGTGACGAACATGGCGCTCATCGATACCGGGGCGTTGGCGACGAGATGCGCCTTGGTATCGGTCGCCGGGTTCCAGAGGTAGAGGCTGCCGCCGAATGGGGATGCCAGAAGATAGCTGCCGTAGCTCTGCAGAGACCACGTGCGGTGCTGGAGCTCGATGCCGGTCGTGGTGCGAGGGGTGCCCCACTCCTCCTCACCCCAGCCGCCAGCACCCCAGCCCGTCCCGAGGACAGTGTCAGCCGATCCGGCGTTGATCTGGTAGACCGCCTCGACGGCGCTACCTCCACCGGTCGTCGTTGCGTTGGCGTTCGATCCGGCAGAGATCGTGTAGCTGTCGCTGTCGACGATGCTGGCGATCTGGTACTCGCCGCTGATCGTGAGCCCGGCAACCGCCGTGGCACCGGAGAAGGTCACGTAGTCATCATCGCCAGCGCCATGAGCCACATGCGTCACGGTGACAGTCGCTTGGCCGTTGGTGGTCGCGAACGGACTGCTGCCGAGCGTATCGGTACGGCGCTCGGGCGTGATGTCACTCAGCACGCCGTCGCCCGTGATGGCGTAAAGCTTCAGGTTGGTGCCGAACGCAGCGTCCGTGAAGCCGTCCACGTCCGCCCATGCGACTGCACCGCGCGCCATGCCGGCCAACTGCTCCGGGATGAACTGATCCCAGCCGGCCCACTTTTCCGGCTTGCCGCGGACAAACCGTACCTTGTCGCAGTCGATGAAACGTCCCTGGCCGGCGTTCGGCGAGTCGACGAGCAGGAGCCCCGGCGGGATGTCGAGGGGAAGGTTGCCCATCGTCAGACGCCCGCGAACATGATCGTGTTGAAGATGATCGTCGGCTGCACGTTGTTGTGGGCGCTGCCGGAGCCGGCCGTCGCTGTCGCGCCGGTCACCGTCACCGTATGGCTGTGGTCACCGCTCGAGCTGGTCTCGGCATTCGCCGTGCCTGTGTTCTCGAACGCATTGGCGCCGCTTCCGGCGGAGTCGATGGTGTTGCGGACCGGGTGCGGACCGTAGATGTGCGTGTGGGCTCCAGTCGTGTTGGTCGTTCCAGCCAGGGTACCAGGGTCGTGGTCGTGCGCGGCAAGCTCGGCCTCGGCCAAGGTATGCGTCTCGGCGCCACCGGTGGCACCCAGCGTGTCTCCGTTCACGCCTCCAGATAGGCCGGTCAGTCGATCGGCCGACGATCCGCCCATGTCGTCCTGGCCGGCGCGCACGCGACCACGGCAATCAGGCAGATTGAACGTCGAGACGGCATCCCCGGCGCCGAACGTGGTGCCGATGATCGAGAAGAGGGCGGCATAGGTGGTGCGCGAGATTGCTTGGCCGTAGCAGAACAGCCAGAACGACGGAGCCGTCGTGCCGCCGAAGTCCATGACGGCGCCGATGGGCACGCCCTGAGGCGGCGCCGCGGCACGCGTGTAGACGATGATGCGCGCGTGCGACGACGCATCCGAGATCACGATGAAGGTGTCGCCGACCGCGGCCTGAATGTCGGAGCCACCGGGGCAGATGAGCGACGTCGCGTTGTGCGTGATCTTGAAGGCACCCGTGGCACGGACAAAGCGCTTCCGGCTGGCGCCAGTGCCGAACGAGACGATGGTGTTGGTGCCGCTGATGGCGATGAACTCGGAGGCGCTGCCCAGGATGTCAGTGGTGGAATCGCTTGCGATCGTCTCCTCGGCCGTGACCGCGGCGGGAGGGTTCCCCAGCGCGATGTCCGTGCCGTTGCAGTAGACGACGGCGGTGCCGCCCTGCTCGATCGTGACGCCGGTTTGCCCGTTGACCAGCGCCGTCAGCGCGTAGCTGCCGGTCGTGTTGTTGGCGATGATCCAGACGCCGTGCCGGCCGGAGAACTCGATCTCGGCAGCGGTCGCCAGGACGCCGGACGCCTCGATCGATGCCGTCCGTTCCTCTGTTTCCGTCAGCACGTAGGTGCCGCCGGTCAAACTGATGGAGGTGCACTTGGCGACCTTGGCATCGGTGCGGCGGAAGTTCTCGTTGGCGATGCCGCCCCAGGTGTTGGCGTTGGTGCCTGGTTCCTGGATCGTGAGTTTGAGGTTATCGGTCTGGGTGTCCGCCATCGGGCGCTCCTCACATCAGGGTCGTCTGCCCGCGGCGGGCCATGTCGTTGGTGGCGGCCGCCTCGGCGATCGACGCCATGGCGAGCTGGAGGTAGGTGGCGGCGCTCTGCGCGTCCTTCATGTGCTCGTAGGCGCGCGCCATGCAGGCATAGCGAAGCAGCGTCGGATAGCGGCGCGTGAGCCAGTTGGTCTCGTTGGTGCTCGCGGCCAGCGCGTCGGGCTGCTTGTAGTAGAGCAGTTGCCCAGCAAACTCGGCCTCTGGCAGCACGTCCACGTAGGCCGTCTCGCCGATGACGGTCCATTGCGATGGGGCCGCCGTCTGAAGCGCCCCCGTCTCGTCGCGGAACGGGCGCCAGCTTTCGGGGCCGACGAAGAGCATCGGATCGCCCCAGCCCCACGGCACGAAGGAGATCGGGTCGAGGTAGCCGCTCGGCGCCGCGACGCTATCGTCGCCCTCGGCAAAGGTAAGCGTGCCCGTGGCGTGCATCTCGCGTACGCGCAGGCGCTGGTAGAGCCACGCCTGCGCTTCGAACAGGATGGCGTCGGTCGGGAGATCGCTTCGGTTCACCCAGTTGGCGATCGAGCCGGCCGTGGCCTTGGTGCCGATCAGCATGGTGTAGTTGTAGGCCATGTGCCGCGTCCCCCGCCGTTACGCGCCTCAGACGTCCTTGCGGGCCTCATCGGCGGCGATCACCTTCTCGTCGATCAGGAAGTTGACCGCATCGACGCGCTCGTGGACCTGCCTCGAGTATCCCTTGCGGAGAGCCTTCTGGATGTCGCCGAAGAGGTACTCCTTCTGGCCGCGCGCCCAGGCGGCAAGGTCGATGCCGTCGATCACGGGACTGTCCGGATTGACCGGGCCGGAGCTGGCCGGCTGGGCAACGGTGCTGACGCCGCTGACCATCGCCTCGAGCGCTGCGATGATGCCGCCCTTCGACGGCGGGCAGGCCGGACCGAGAACGCGCTGGGCCTCGGCGCGGAACTTCGGCCATCCCATGCTGTGGGATGCGGCGATGAGTTCGGCGGGGCCCATCTGCGCCGCGGGCGCCGGCGCGGCGGCGGGCTCAGCGGGTTCGGCGGGCGCCATCACCGCTTCGACTGCGGCGGGCGACACCTCGGCCGGAGGCGGCGCGATGACGGGAGCCGGCGTGGGCGCGGCGGCGCGCGGCGGCTCGGTGGAGATCAGCGCCATGTGGGCGTCGTAGAACCGGCCCTCCTGCTCGTACGCGGCGAGACGGCCAGTGCCCGGCACCGAGTACGGCGGCGTGATGCGGCCGAAGGGGCGGGTCTGGTTGAGCTTCTGCATTTGGTGATGCCTCTGGTGTGCCTCTGAAAGCGAACGGGCGGCCCTTGCGGTACCGCCCGTTCAAGTCGTGGCCGTGCGGCCTCGATCAGCGACCCGGGTCCTTGCCCTCGTCGTTGAAGCCGCCGGCCTTCATGGAGCGCGACAGATCGGTGGCACCG